GATGCGACTACATTGGAATAAACGAGAAAAGTCGTAGATGTTCAGTCACAGATTGCGATAAATACGAACAAGGTAAGCCAAAGAAAGAGAAAGTGGGTTGATGTGATGAATAAAAGAGAAGTTCAGGAGATTAAGAAGCAGTTCACGCCGGAAAATTGCACGATCACAAGAATCGCCGGTTGTTATGTGGACGGCGAAAAAGAGAAGAAAATGGAAGATGAACAGGCGTTTCTTTCACTTCCGGAAGAAGAAATGTTTAAGTATTTTGATATTTTCAGAAAAACCTTATCCGGAAACATCGGAAAGACTCTGCTGAATATGCAGTACATGGTAGATACGGAAAGAAGTGGAGATCCAGAAGGATATGAGCATGAATTGCTTATGGGGTTGAGAGAGTCCAGATTGAAAGATCCGGCGCTGTTGGACGAATTTTACGAACAGGTTATGACATCCTACGTTTATCCTGGAAACTACTACATCATTCTGATTCACGGTACTTATGATATTCCTGGGAAGTCTACCGATGGGAAGACAATGGAGGATGCATCTGACGAAGTATATGATTTTATTCTTTGCAGTATTTGTCCGGTGAAACTGTCAAAGGCTGGACTTTCCTACAACAGCAAGGAAGAAAAAATGCAGGATCGTATGAGAGATTGGGTAGTGGACAAGCCAGATAAGGGATTTCTTTTCCCGGCGTTCAATGATCGGTCAACTGATGTGCATGAAATTCTGTATTACACCAAAAAGTCATCTGATATTCAGGAAGAGTTTGTAAATTCCGTACTTGGCGCAAGAATGATTGCATCAGCAGATGAACAAAAAGAAATGTTCAATTGTGTTGTAGAAAACGTTCTCGGTGAAAATATTGATTGTGAGACAGTTAAGGACATTCATCAGAATATCTACAATGCAATTATTGAGCACGGAACTGATCCAGAGCCGTACAAAATCGGTAAGGACGATATGTGGAAGATTTTTGAAGAAAGCAATGTTCTTCATGAACAAATGGAAAATTTTGACCGTGTTTACGATGAATACGCCGGAGAAAAAACGTTATTCATGGCAACTAATATCGTAAATCCAAAGAAGCTGAAAGTGGAATTTGCAGAGGGTAAGTTGGAACTGAATACGGATTTTGTGGATTGTTTGGATGTTAGGACGGTTGACGGTCAGAAATGCGTTGTGCTTCCGATTAGTAGCATGAAAATCAATGGAATTTATGTGAAAGAGGGTGTTCACGATGAAATATAAGGTTGGCGATAAGGTAAGAATCAGAAGTGACTTAAAAGAAAATACCAGATATGGCGGAGAGATTTTTGCACGCGATATGGCAGAGTATCTGGGGAAAACTGTTGAAATTATAAAAGTGCTTGATGATGTGTACTGCATTAAAGGGACAGAACGCGAGTGGCACTGGACAGACGAAATGTTTGAAGGATTGGCAGAAGAAGAACTGACAGCAGAAGAAGCAATTAAAATTCAAGCTGAGATGTGCAGATGTATCATGTGTAAAGACTGCGAAATCGACAAGATTAGAGATGACTCGCATTACGAATGTACCGAATTTCGTTCAAAGAATCCTGGCAAAGTACTTGAAATCCTCAAACAGTGGAAGAAAGACCATGAGAAGAAAGAAGTTGAGGTTGAGTTTGCGTGGTATGCAGTAATCAAGGATGAAAAAGGAAGTATAGTACACGAAGAACGCATTGAATCCCCATTAGGTTCAAACAAAGAATATTTGGAAAATAATAAAGAGATTCTTGCAAAATACTGTTCCGAACATAACGGTAAATTCTATGAATTAACTGAGAGAAGATGCGTAGTAAAGGAGAAACTATGAAC